AGCCGCACGCCGCCAGGGGAAGCAAGCTCCAAAGGGCTGATTTGGACGGGCTTGTTGAAGACTTTCCGCAAGGGCCGACCACGGGGCCATGTTTCGTCGGAGTGGACGTGGGTTCCGTGTTACATGTAGTCGTCGGAGAACTTTGCCAGGATGGAAAAGTTCGGCTTGTGCTCATCAAGACAGTGCATGGGCTGGAGGACCTTTCGGACCTGGAGTCCGAGCTTGCGCGGTACAACGTCCGGGCTGGAGTAATAGATGAGAGGCCCGAGCTTAGGCTTGCGCGCAAACTGGCATACCGGCACAGACGCTGGTTTATGTGCCGCTACGCGGCCGGGAAGCGAGACATCATAGACCTCAAGGCCAAGGTGGTGTCCATCGACAGGACATCTGCGCTTGACGCGGTAGCTGAGGCGGTGAATCTCGGGGCGCTTCTCTTGCCTGCGGACGCAATGCACGTGCCGGACTTTGTGGACCACATGACTGCGCTTACCAGGGCGTACGATCCAGACGCGAATGGTGGTGAGGGTGCGTACGGATGGATCGGGACACAACCCGATCACTATTTTCATGCGCTTGGTTACATGCTTGTAGCCAAAAGACTTGCTACGATGAGGAGATAAATTTGCCCAAACTTACAATGGCTGACGTGGCGAGGATAGTCGATTCCGCTAATACCAATGTCGAAATACTCAAAGCGGCAGGAGATGGGGCTAGGAAAAGAAATCTCAAAATCAAGGGAGATTACAAGCGATACTTGAAAGCTGCAGAAAGGCAAGTTGTTGAAAATTCAGTTCTTCTTGCCATCGCCTTGTCTGTTATGGGACCGATCACTCGTTCAAAATTTGAACGGAGTGTTCGGAAAATTGACAACCAAGTAGTACAGGAAAAGGAAAAGAAATGTCGGACATAAGCCAGGGAACGGTTTACGTAACCGCCGAATCCGTCGCGCAGCCTTGGCGTTCGGCGCACCAGAAAGGCCGACGTGGCGTCAATATCTACACGCTCTCCGATCTTTTGAGCGTCACTGGAGAAGACAAATATGGAAACGTACTCGCTGGAACCATACAGCAGAATTTATTTACACTTTCCCTGGATGAGCGCGTCCAGGTATACCGAAAGTGCGATCCCGTATTCGGGCTTGTGACGGGCCGAGCTAAACGCATTGCCGGGCTCAAATGGAATGTGAAGAAAGTTACGAAAGAAGACGACCGGATAGAAGCGTATATCAAGATGGCCTCCGAGCTTTTCAAAGAATGGTCTGAACCTACGATCAAGGGCCAAGTGATCCGCGCAAGGTGCATGAAATATGTATTGGACATTCTTCCGGATGCGAAACCGGACCTTTCGAACGTCAGCGCGGCGCTTGCTCGATGGAAGCGCCGGAACAAAATGGCATACGACGACAAGTCGCAAGAAGCCATGGATTGGCTACATGAACCAAATTCTGAGGACAACTTCAATCAGTTTATCCAAAAGACAGTCATTGATCTGATGGTGCACGGCGGCGTCGGTTGGTACAAGGAGCGGCTTGGCGGGCTGATCGAAAATGTCTATGTCTTGCCGGGAGGAACTGTTCTTCCCTTCCGATCTACGTTTGTCGGAGGCGGAACGGCATACGTTCAGATACTTAACGGGATACCGCCGAAAGTTTACTTTACCGATGAGATTACGTACATACCATATTCGCCGAACTCGATGCTTTCCTACGGCGCAGTACCCCTCGAAGCCCTAGTCAACAAGGTGGCGGAATATCTCATGTTCGACGAGCAAGCCGCGCAGAAGGCTGATGGTACGAGCGCCCCGGAGAAACTTATCGTCATGAACGACCAGTTCCCATTTGGAGACGAGGAACTTGGGAAAGACCTTTCTGTACCGCTTACCCGAGAGGAACAATCGAAGATCGAGACGCTCATGAACGAGCCGCGGCGAAACGCAATTCGAGTTTTGACAGGATATGGCGGGCAAGGACAGCCCACAGTGGTAGACCTTTCTCGGGAATCGACTTTCTCAACGCAGTCGGATCGCCAGGACAAGATTCTTCGAGCGGTAGCAATTGTTTTTAACGTTTCCAACGTAGAAATCAATTTGACAGGCTCGGATGATACATCAGGACGCTCAACATCGGAGTCACAACAGGATTCGGACCAGCAAAAAGGATGGGCCCCTATTGCGATGCAGCTTGAGGACTCCATCAACACGGACATCCTCCCGCAAAAATTCGGGCACGGATACATTCTTGAGTCCGAGAAGGGGCTCAATGATAAGCAGAAGGTCGAGCTTCTCAAAGCGAAGCTTGAGACGGGCGCATATTCCGTAAACGAGGTTCGGACGGCTGCCGGAGAAGAGCCTTACCCTGAGCGGGAATATGATAGACCGAAAGAATCCGTTCAGGCGGATGGGTCTGCGATGAGCCCATTCAATATGAGATCTTGAAAGGAAAGCACATGCCGGACGTTACGCTGAGGAATGGGCTTTTGGATGGGAAGATGTTGGAAGAGATGCGCCGCCCATTTGAGCTTGACCTTGAGGCTGTATTCAAGATGATGCTCGACCAAATGATTCGAGAAGTCTTGAAGGCGGCAGGCGACGGAAGCTCACCTGAGGACTTGATGATCCGGATTGATTTGCTTTTTGAGGAAGGGGAAGGAGGATAGTTATGCCGAAACCAAGGAATGGTGAATCTGAGCGAGATTATGTGGCACGCTGCGTTCCATTTGTAATGGGCGAAGGTGCTACTCGGGAGCAAGCTCTTGGGAAGTGCTACGGTATGTACCGCAGTGCAAAAAAAGGCCTTACATCGGGACAGACTGGGGAGGGGGTTGCCGAGGCGCGTACAGTAGGTGGATACGAGAGCCCGGAGCCTGGAAATATCCCCGAGAAAGAGAAGTCCATTTTGGCAGCGGTATACGCGGCGGCAAGGAAGCAAGGTTATGATAAAGAGCGGGCGGCTAAGATTGCGTGGGGCGCTGTAAAGAGATATCGGAGCAAAAAAAAGGCAATGTCAATCCGAGACCGGATAGCTTGCGCCATTATGTGTTCCAAGGCTATTCGCAAAGGTTTTCAGGTTGATTCGAATGAGCTCTATAATGGGACGCTGCATGAATTTGAACATACGGACGATTGGCGGGAGGCTATGAAGATCGCACTCGATCATCTTGCGGAGAATTCGAAGTATTACTCGAAACTTAGAGAGGTGGGACTTGCGAAATCTCGAAAGGTAAAATATGGATTTAGGATAAAAAAGGGAGAATGGGATGAATCTAAACATCCACTGGAAGGAGAATTTGCAGATAAAGCTCTCATGATGTATGCTATGAGAGAAGCAAGAAAATCGGAAAATATGGTATGATTTACGAAAGGTAACACCTAAAAAAAGGAGGAAGTATGGCAAAAATACATCTTGATCGATTGAAGCAACGTTACGGCTGGATTGGTGGTGCCTACCGATCCCTCATGACGCAAGTGATCGCCGAGCAATCCCAACAGGTGGCGAACAGGATTGGAGAGATTCAGAAAGCAAAGCTTGAGAAACAGGCCCGGCTGGCTGAGCGGAGAACCGGAACGAAAATCCGGGTGCCCGACTTGTCCGAGGTGCTACCGGCGCGCTCCGTGCACATCAGGAAAGCCGCTGATCGTGGAAAACTTCTTTCTGACCGTTTGCGGTCTTCCCTCACTCGGGAGCTCAGGACAGCGGTCCTGGACTGGATGGGAGAAGGCAAGCCGCTCATGCAAGGTGTTCGGGGCGAGAAGAGGGGTCGGATGAATCCAGAACTTGCGCGCCAGTTTGAGGACAAAATTCGGTCTGTGTTTTTCTCCTACTCCAAGCGCGATCCATCGATCGGGATACCACCAAATTGTCGGATGATAGCCGACACGGAAATTCGGACGGCCATAAATGAGATCAAGCACGGTTATGTCGAAAGACTTGCTGAGCAAAACCGCGAAGGCTTCGAGGTGATGAAGACCTGGGTGCACCATCCTGAGTTATCAAAGGACCCGCGGCCAGGGCACCATGCGCTTAATGGAAAGTCTGTTCCATTGGATGGATTTTTTCGGGTTCCGACCTACGAGCGGATTGGAACGGTAAAGTCCGGCCCCGGAGCGGGGAGGTCGCGTTGGCGGAAGACCGGGAAGTTTGTCGAATTGCGCCATCCGCATGATCCACAGGCTCCCATCGAGGAGGTCGCAAGCTGTCATTGCGAAGCGGACTACACAATGCGGGTCAAGGACTTAAGGAGAAGGAGATCATGAGCAACAAGATACGGTTCGATTTTGCGCCAGCGGCCGGAAAATCGCCATTTGCAGTGGAGAAGGAAGAGGGCGGGAAGAAACGTCGGTATCTTTACGGAGTTTCCTCTGGGACGCAGGTGGACGGACATGGTGAACGGATGACCGAGGAGTGCGTCAAGAGTTTTCATGCACAAGCTCAGTCCGGAAACGTGAAACTCTATGCCGGAAAACATGACGTCAATTTTGTGGACGACATCGGAATACTCGTTGATTCCCAGGTCACCCCCGAAGGAGATTGGTTGACTGGGTATAGGCTTTACGATGAGAGTGATGGGTTTGGGCCGAACACCATGGAAGCCGTTGACAAAGTCTGGCGGCAGGTAAGTGGGATTGCTCCTTACGGGACGCCAGCAAAATATGGATTTTCAATCGAAGGAGAAATACCAGAAGGCAAAGTTGTCAGCATGGATGAATCGGGCCGCCGGCAGATGGCTGATGTAGAGCTTTTTGGGACGGTTCTTGTCCCAAAGCCCGCCTATAGGACTTCCGTGGCCCATGCGGTCATGAAGGCTCTTGGCGTGCCTACACCACAGGAGGTACGCAAGTCGCTGCTCGGGGATGAAAAACTTGATGGAGATTTTTACGGGGCTTACTGCCAAGTGCAAGACGCGCTCGACCGCGAGATCGGGAAAATTATGGTTTCGCCGGGCGCCGACGCGCGCGATAGACTACGTGCAATACTTGACGAGTACGCATCGATCCTGTTAGATTTGATCATGAAGAACCCGGATGCGTTCCGGGAAATTGAGGCACAATCCGCCGACGGCGGACCGTCTCAAATTTATGAGTCTTCAAGGCCCGACAGACGGCAGGCCCTGCTCGTCCGCCTTGCCACGGAGCAAAGCAAGCTCGTTGAGCTTGTCCAATCGCTACGTGCGCATGGAGGAACAGAGAATGCCGGAACTCAAGAAGGCTAAATCCGTACAGAAAAACAATCCGCCCAACGTCACCAAGGAGGCCATAACCTCCGAGATGAAAAGCACCCTCATGAATATTCAGAGCCTCATCCAACAACTTCTTGCTGAAGAAGGTGCCGAATATGCCCCGGAAGCGGAGCCTATGAAGGAAGCCATGAAGGCCGCTTTCACCTCGGCTGAAGCTCCCAAGAATCCCAACGATGAGAACGAAGAGAATGAAGATGAGGACATGGATGAAGTCATGAAGGCAATTATTGAAGGTGATCCCGATGCGTCCACGGCCAGCAGCACGGCTGAGGAACGGCAGGAGGATTTGCCCAAATGGGACGAGGAAAACGTTGATGAAGTCGCCAAGGCGCTTATGCGGATGCTCACCAAGTCCAAGGAGCCCGTACGGAAATCTATTTCCGCTAAAGCGGATTCCCGTGACCTCATGATGCTGTCCGTCGCCAAGGCGGTCAACAAGATTGCTGAGCGCGTAGGCCAGCAGGACCTCGTCCTCAAGGATATGCTTGAAGGGCTCGGAGTAGCAAAAACGCTTGAGCAACCTCAGGCCGCTGCAGACCGCCCTATACGGTCTTCCGACAATTCCATGGTGGCAAAGGAACTCATCAACGCCTTGTTTCAGGCCGCCGGTCAAAACGGAATTAAGAAGGAAGTTCTTGCCGCACCCGTTGAGGTCGCCCGCAAGAATATGTCTGAATTCGCCACGGCCGTACGCGGTTTATGGCCCGAAGCATAAAGGAGAAAGAATAAGATGGACTTGCTCCGCAGGTACAATCAAAACCCGCAGGCCGCCAAGAGCCTGATTACCAAGGCCTTGACTGCGGCGACCGCCTCGGGCGGCCCGCTCACGCCGCAAATTCTCGAGCGGTTAATTACCAATACCCTCGTGGCACTTGCGCCCGAGATCGCGATGATTACGCCCAAGAAGGTCGCGGGTAAATACGCCGAATTTAACCGCGTGACGGCCCTTCCGGCCGCTGGCGGCATGATGGGCGACGGCGCTATCACCCCGGTCCGGCAATCGACTTATGTCCGCACGGGGCGCAATCTCAAAGTCGTGCGCCGGAAGGGCGCCGTGACGAACTTCCTGCAGGACGCGTCGCGCGACTACATCGATGTGGTCGCCCAGGAGATGGAAAATCACCTCCTGTCGCACGTCTATGACATCAACACACTCATCGCGTACGGAAACGACAATGCCGACGCGATGCAGTATCCCGGACTCGACGCGCTGGTCACGACCAACCGTGTGAACCAGGTGCAAGGTGGCGCGATCCCTTCGAATCTCAAGTTCCTGGACGACATGATCGATGCCAACACCCGGCGTCAGGGTCAGCGGCACCGTAAGGCATTCCTCATGAGCCCCGAGATGCTCTCCCTAGTTTCTCGGCTCTTGACCAACGTGCGTATGATCCAGAACCAGACCGGACAAGGCCTCGACACGATCGAGATCAATGGCGGCTGGCGCTTACAGGCATACCGCAACATTCCGATCATAGAGTCTCGCCTTTGCCGCCCGCTCATCACGATGGGATCGGTCACTGTCACAGGAGCAGGTGCAGGTTCTGGTTTGGGCGGAACCGGGACGGCGTACTTCCGCGTATCGGCAGTCACCTGGGATGGTGAGAGCAATGCTTCTGCCGAGGCCAATCTTGCAGTTGGCACGTACGATACCATGAAGCTCGCTTGGACTGCGGTCACGGGCGCATTCCTCTACAAGGTCTACTACGGTTCGGCGACCGGGGCGACCAAGCTCATTCTCGTCCTACCGGCAGTCTTGTACGATGGCGATGGAACCATCAAGGACAACGTGGTATCCGTCCGGATATCTTCCCTCGCGGCCAACGCTACGATTACGGAGATGGACGACACCGCCGTGGGCGCCACGGCCTCGGGCGGCGGAGTGGTCCCGACCGTCACCGCCTCCGTGCCGACCGCCATGCAGAATGACGTGCCGCTATACGCGACGGGCGGCGTCCCCATGGAGAATGTGTGGCTTTGGGATCTGGACGAGATTCAGGGCATGGGCCGCGTGGCTTACACCAACACGGATGGCTCGCGCTTTCAGGGTCTCGCGACGATGGAGCCTTTAGCCAGGACGGACGACAACCTACCGTTCTTGATCAAATCGTACCTCACCATGATCGACGCTTTCGAGGCCACCTCTGCGCAGAATCGCGGCCTCCGGGTTGCCTGATGTTGATTCCTTCGGGGAGGGCTTCGCAGCCCTCCCCTTCCCAAAAGACGGACTCTTTGAAGGTAGAGAAAACTTGGGAGTCTGCGGAAAGGATGGTTGAAGTGGAAAGGTGGCGCGTGAAGAACGCGGAAGGCGCGGACGGGTCCGTGGCGTTTTACCACGGCGACGAACCCGTGCAGTTCAAGATAAAAGGCGGATATGTCGAGGTCAGTTTCGACGACCTGGACCGCGATTCTGCCATGGAGCTCCGCAGGACGCTCGCCCGTAATGGCATGGTCCAGGAGGTCGCGCAGGTTACCGCGGGCAAGGTCCCGCCCAAGCCCGGCGAGGACGAGGCCGACAGAAAGGTCCCGCGCGTGGAAGTCCCCGCATCAAAGCCCATAAAAGGCGAACTTAAATCGGCCGAGGAGGTCGCAAGAGATAGGGCGATTTGGACGCTCAGGCATCCGGACGCTCAGGAAGACTCAGGCCCGGACGCCGAGGCAGAGTTGCAAGTGAACGGCAAGCCCAAGCGTGTTACGCTCAAGGCGGGGCGCGTCGAGACGGACGATTTTGAACTCAAAGAGTATTTGATCAAGACCGGTTACCAACTTGTGAAGACGGTGCCCAAGGATTGACGAGTGGAGGCTAATGGGTTTCCGTCGCCATCGGATGTTAGGGCGTTTCTCAAGGGCTACGGGTTGGATGTAGAGTCCACCCTATCTTTGACGGGAACCCTCACGATGGATTCTCCCGTGGTGACGGAAATCGACACGACCAAATTGGAAGTGGGATTTTACATCTCGGGCTCTGGCATTCCGGCCTATACCAAGATATTGACGGTAGATGTGCTGGACCCAGTAGCTGGGCAAATCACTCTGGACGATGCGGCCACGGCCACGGGATCCAAGAATTTGACGTTTACCTATTACGACGCCGTGACTGACGGTTGGCTTTCGGATGTGCGTGACAACGAGGTGAAGCCGTTTCTGGAGCGGGTCTGCCGTCAAAAGTTTGACGGAATCGAAACCGTAACCGAGTATTACGACGGAACGGGATCAAGTATTTTGGCGTTGCGCCGGCGCCCCATAATCCGAGTGGTAAGCCTATCGTATACGAACGTGGATTCGAATCTCTACTACCTGTCGCCGACTGCCATGCAAGTAATCGCTGATGAAGGAATCTTGAAGGCCAAGGCCAACTTCAACGAGAGCACGTATACCCCGATTTTCTGGAAGGGGCAGCGGAACTTGCGGGTCATTTATCAGGTCGGATGGGCCACCTGCCCGAACGATGTAGCCCAAGCAGTCAAGTACCTTATTGCTGAGGCGGCGCTGGGGCATGTGGCAGACATGACAGGTGGCGGAAGCCTTTCGACGAATGGCTATTCAAAGGACTACGGTAAGCGCGGCCGGTACACAAACGCTAGGAACTCGCTGGCACGTAGGGCGCACGCGATTCTCAGGAAATACATGACTGGGACGAACTAAGGGAGGAAGTATGAACCTTAAAAGCGTGATCGATTCGCTCATGGCAAAAGTCGCTGACAGATCGGGCCCTGCGCACGATTTGGCAAAGACGGGAAGTCGCATTGAAGATTTGGAACTCAACGCGATTCATGTGCTGGCCATACCGGTGACGGCTTCGGCCAATTCCACTCCGGTGACGGTGGCTGCGCCATGCAAGATGCAAATCGTTGATGTTTTTGTTCGGGCAACGGCTACATCGGGATCGGGCACTTTGAAACTTCGGGACTCCGGAGGCGCCGACATTTCCAATGCAATAATCTGCGCGGTTGATACCACGCTTACTCGCGTGAGTACACTCATTGCCGCCAAACTTTCTGTCAACGCGGATGTGAATTTGCAGGTCATTGCCAATGGAGCCAATGACAGAGGAATTCTTTACGTACTATATCAGCGGGTGGCATAATGCTTCGCGATAGCCGTGGCGCAATAGTTTTCATAGATTGGCGGCATTACCTCATTCATGCAGGACGGGCATTTAGTGCTCGTGAGCGGACAACAACCGGATCGATTTTGGAGTATTTGATTGAGACCGGAGCGCTTGAATTGCACATTACGCCGACAGTCAAGGCAAGTCTTGCATGTCCAATTGACTATCTGGCAAATGTCACTGTGTCGGTTTCCGGAACGAGTATACCTATAATCAACCGCAACGGACTATCAAAAAATACTTTTATCACCAAGATTTATCGAGGACCAACTTATACGGGAGGAGTGGTTTTTCTTCCCGATCAAGCAGGTTTTGGAACAAATCCAGGCCAAAGTGCACCCGGAGAGTTGTTTGCAAATATTGAACTTGTTATTCCTCCGTTTTCTAAGTATGTGATGAAAATCACCCCTTCAGCCACGGCGACTTTAGTCATGGAAGCGGAAATGTATGAAATCGACCCAGCAAAGGATATGGTGTGACGACGGGGGTAAGCATTGAAGCAATGACCGCGCTGAAGGACGTACGCAATGTTTCGCGCGAATATGGAACACCTATCATCGTCAATCTGCGTGGGGAGGACGATGTAAGGAGGGATAGCCTGGGAACCATAAAGGCTCGGGTCCCTCCCGCTGCTTCTCTCGCGACATACGCTCTTCCCGTGGAGTACGGGCCCTCCGAGCGGCACTTGGAGCAGGCCGGCATCCGCGAGAAGGTGGAATGCTTGATCAAAACTCCCATCCTCGACTGGGTCGAGGCGGGCATCATCGACTTGGCTAGAATGGGGATTACCTTTATGGCGATCGATATCACAAGGTCCACCGTCACGCTGGACGGGCTCCAATGGAAAGTGGCCGATAAAGGAATCCCCGAGCGCGTGGGCGAAGTGCCCCACCACGTATCTCTGGGGTTGAGGCGGAATTGATGATTACGTTCAGCCAGAAGTACAAGGCCGTCCAAGCCCGGCTCAAAAAAGTTCCCCGGCTTGTGGAGGATGCTGCATCGCTTATGCGTAAGGGCGACGCCTACGACCTCGTGATGTACTGGCGGAACGGAATCAAGGACAGGGGGCTGAGGCTTGCGCCGCTCAAGCCGGCCACAGTTTCCAGGAAAAAGAGGCTCGGATACCCGAAGCCCTCAACCCCACTTTTTGGGCTTGGCGACACGGTGGCGGACACTTATGTGAGGGGAATGCGGGCCTGGAAGACAAAGCGCGGATGGACTGTGCACATGATGCATCGGAAACATCATCAATCCAAACTTGCATTGGATG